TTCATTTGCACAAGACGCAAATACTTTGGAGCATGTTCGCCACCTGTTGCAGATGCGGTTCCTAACATTGTTGACGCATTGCCTGAAGGTTTGACGCAGGTTGTTCTTGCAGCCTGATTAATGCCAATCATATCGGCAACGAGTTTGTTAATCGCTTTTACTTCTTCAGCTCCAGCAATCATGTTTTCCTTGACAAACAAAACATCAGGATTATTCATCCAACCTGTAATCGAAACCCCAATCAAGGCTTCACGTTCGGTAATCTCTTTTGTTGCAGGTGAAACATAAGCGAAGTTTGTATAACCAGCTTGAAGAGTTCCTAGAATAGCAGCCGCCTTACAAGCACGGAGCATAATCTCTTTACTCACACACTGACCACCATTAATCTCTGTAAGGTTACAGAATTGGAAACCAGAGATGCCTTCAATTGTTCGAGGCAACATGCCAATCTCTACACAAGGGTTAAACAAGAATTCCTTGTTGTCTGCAAAGATGAAACCAGGTTCGCCAAAAGACTTCACCGACTTCATAATGTTAGCCCATTCGTCTCGCTCTAATTCATCACGAATAATCATAATGGAATTGTTGCTACGACCACGCTGAGGATTTTCAAAATACCAATTGCCTGTTTTTGCGGTCAGCATATCGTTGTCGTCTTTGTCAAAAACACAGATTGTTGCTGAACGGCGAACGCCACCTGATAGAACTGCATCGCTCATATGCATAACAAAATCATAAGCCGTGATGCTGTTGATTTTTACAATCGGGGCCTCTCGTAGAAGATTTTCTAGAAGAGCTTCACATTTAACTAATGCCGCTCGTAACCCATCAGGACCAGGGGCTTTGAAGCCTCCAGAAATTTCAGCACCTTTAGGACGAATGTCAGTATAATCAAAGTGAACCTGACAACCTTTGTATTCAGGACGCTCACCACCGTCCAAGAAGTAGCTGCTTAAAAGAACAGCAAATGCATCTGCCCATCCTTCAATTGAATCAGGCACTTTAAAGATTTTTACTTTCTTTTGTGAACGTCGAGCAATTTGAGGTAATTTGTCGATATGGTGTCGCTGAACTGAAAAGCCCACACCACAACCGCAAAGTAACAGATACATGGCTTCATTAAAGAATGCAGGGCGGTCGATATATGACACGCTGCAATTATACATCCTTGCTTCATGTTTGAACAATTGGTCTCCGCCAAATTGTAAAGCTCTTTGAGCACCAAGAACCAATTTGTCGGTATATGCGCTTTCGGCAAATTGAATCAATGTCTCAAGCTCATCTGTCATTACGTTCTTATACTTCTTTCGGTGCATGTCCATAACACGCTTAACAGATTCCTCCCATGATTCATAACGTGAATCCGATTCCACCCATCGAGAATACCCCATGTAAAACTTCGACTCTGCTAGCATTTGTTTACCTAAATCCATTTGTAACCCTTTATAAAATTGCACATTCTCTTTACTTCATACATAAGTAATTGTTTAAAAACCTCTTGAGGAGTATTATATATGGAAGTCAATCAGCTAAACATTAACGGGTTTGTAATGGAGATTGCTCGAATCCCCATTCTAAAACACGCCTGTCAAGAGATTGAATTTCCCTCTATCTCACTTCCAGAAGTACCCCAGCCTAACCCGCTTCAAGTCATCAACCAAGTTGGAGACCACATCATCCATGATGATTTTTCCTTCACCTTTGTAGTTGATGAAAAAATGAATAACTACATGGCTATCTATCATTGGATGCGAGGACTCGCTTTCCCTGAAAAATTCGAGGAATTTGAGAACTTTGTCAACGGCATCACAAACGATTCTAACATAAAAACGTTCACTAACAACAAAAGAATTAATCAATTTTCTGACGTCACCATTACAATTTTGTCGAACCACAAGAATCCTCTATTTAAATATAGACTTTTAGACGCTTTTCCTATATCATTGTCAGGGTTTAGCGCAAGCATTACGGATTCAGACACTGTACCGATTACCGCATCTTGCACTATGAAGTTTACGGGATTTGAAATAGAACCAGCTTAATTTAGGAGCAACATGAAGCTAGAAGATATTATGGATGAGGCTGAAAAATACCTCGCAATTGACGAAACAAATTTAGGCAAAGAGGCACTTGAGACACCTAAAATTTATGGAAAACTTCTACGCATTCGCACCAACGAATCAATGATTTCTCAGAAGTTCAAGTTTCAGATTAAGAAACTGTATCAAGACAAACGAGAGTATTACTTGGGTAGAGCATCTCCAGAAGTGTACAAAGAAAAACCGTTTGACTTCAAAGTTCTAAAATCAGAAGTTGATTCATACATTGATGCCGATGATGAAATTGGTGAATTGAATCTTAAGATTGAGGTTCAAATGGAAAAGATTAGTTATCTCGATAACGCATTGAAGCAAATTAACAATCGAGGATTCATGATTAAGTCGGCGCTGGACTATCAAAAATTAATGAGCGGAGGCTATTGAAAATGACACACATAAGTATTAATATGTTTAAAAATTATCTGGGCAACCCATACACTGAAAATGCAGCAACATGATGTAATAATTAGAAAAGCTAATAACGTATTCATACAAGTAGTATCCGACCCAAGCATTAGAATGGGGTTATCGGAACATTTTGCCAGATATGTTAAAGGTTATCAATTTCAACCAAAATATAAAGCCCGAGTTTGGGATGGTAAGATTAGATTCTTTAATTACCAAACAGGGCATATCTATTGTGGATTGATTAAAGATGTCTTGGAATATTGTAAAGACAGCGGCCTAACTGTTTCTCTAGAAGATGATGTTAAAGGTTTGTTTTCTTTTGAAAGCGACATTGTTAACTTTGTTGATAACCTTGATTTAACAGCTCACGGCGAAAAAATAGAATTAAGAGATTATCAACGTAAGGCTATTGAGGTTTGTATTTCTCAAAAGAGAAAACTTATTCAGTCGCCAACCTCTTCAGGTAAATCATCTATCATTTACGGTATCTCAAAATATCTAGTAGATGAAGTTTTCGAGGACAACGAAAAGGTCTTAATCGTTGTGCCTACAATCAATCTAGTTACACAACTTAAATCCGACTTCAAAGATTATTCATCGGCTAATCAATGGCCTGTGGATGAATTAGTAGGATTGATAGGCGGAGGTAATAAAGAAACCAATAAATCCATTATCATTTCTACATGGCAATCCATCTACAAAAAAGATGCCGAGTGGTTTGAACAATTCAGAGCATTAATCGTTGACGAGGTTCACCTTGCTACTGCTGCATCTATTGTAGGTATTGGTAAGAAATGTGATGCCGAATTTAGAATAGGATTATCTGGTTCTATTAATGAGGATGATGAAACGGCAGAGTTAACCTTGAAGGGTTTATTCGGTTTCAAAATGGTCACTACAACTACCAAGAAACTAATGGATGAAGGAACTGTTGCAAAACTTAAAATCAACTGCGTCCATATCAAATATGAGGACAAGGTCGATTTGGTTAAGGATTATGCTAAAGAAATCGATTGGATTGTAAGGCAAGAAAATAGAAATAAATTTACTATTGATTTGGCAAATCAATTAGACGGCAATGTCTTGATTCTATTTTCATTAGTTGAAAAGCACGGTAAGCCATTATTAGAACTAGCCAAAAAACAAGGTAAAGAAGTTTACTTTGTATATGGCGGAACTGAGGCCGACCAAAGAGAAAACATTAGAAAACTAGCTGAAGCACACAAAGGTTGTTTAATCGTTGCATCATACAAAACCTTTTCCACAGGTGTCAACATAAGAAACATCCGTCATATTATATTCGCTTCACCTACCAAGAGTTTCTCTAGAGTGATTCAATCGATTGGACGAGGATTGAGAACAAGCGCAACAAAAACCCATTGTGACGTTTACGACCTATTTGATGAAATCTACGGGAACCAAAAAGATCCTAATACATATAATTTTGCATTCAAACATTTCCTTGAACGGGTGAAAATCTATATCAAGGAAGGATTTGAATATTCTATTGAGAAAATACATTTAAAAAATACATGATGAATACAGAGCCCCAAGAAAATCCGATAATGATGTTTAGGTTAGTGACGAATGAATTAGTTGTGGGTGTTCTTAATAAAGACCATTTTAAGACATTTGGTGGAGATATTCTTTACATTGAAAATCCTGCAGTTGTCGCCTCAAGTAACGGTAAAATATTTCTAACAAAATGGAATATGTTCTCTGCATTGGGTTTGGTAATGGTTTCAGCTAAGACTGTCATTTACGTGGATTCACCTAACAAAATGATTGTGGATTCATATAAAGAACTAACCCAACCTAAACCCGAAAAACAAACGACAACAGATGAAACAGGTGAGACCCATACGCTTCATTGAACGTAATCATACCACCTCCCGTCCTCCATTGATAATATGCTGTAGTTTGCAAAAAACCCTTAAGAATCAATCAGTTAACCAAGATCAAAATTCTTGTTGACGGGAACCTGCTTTTGCTGTACAATCGTGCTTTATGAAAAGATACGATGATTGTTTAACATTTAATGAGGCAAAGCATGTCGGAGTACAACCAGCGTTTTTATCGACATTGTTTAACGTGTCAGGGATTCAAAAAGGTCTTAGCGTAAAATCTAGAGTTTCAGCGCATCATTTTGCAGGCACTTTAATTGGCAATCTTCTTGAAGCGAACATGTTTCAACGAAACCTGGCAATTTCAATTTCATCACCTTCACCAACCCCTCTAATAAAGAAAAGACTTTTAGAGGGGTTGTCTAATCTCGGCATCATCAAAGAGATTAGAAAAGGATATTCCTTCAAAACAACCGAGCTAAATATACCAAAGCACGATTTGACGAAAATTGTGTCCCATGATAAAGTTTTTGAAGTGTTTGACCCAACATCGATTATACCCAGCAAAGCTTGGTCTGTTGTCATACGAAAAGACAAAGAAGAGATTAGAGTTAAAGAAAGTACCGAAGACCATTCAACGATGTATAGATGCGCTGTTAGTTTTCAAAGACAGGTGAATGTGCCTATTAGAAACTTCAAGCGAATTTTCAACGGCGATATGAATTCGGGCGGTCGAGTGTATAGCAACTATCAGCAAATGTCTAAAGATAAACGTTCGCTGATTAGGATAGGTGGAGAAGAGACGATTGAATTGGATTACCGCTATAATCAAATCCGAATGATTTTTGCTTTGTCAAAATGCAAAGATGAGGGCGATCCTTATGAAGGGTTTGAACTAGAACGGGACGTGGTTAAAAAGGCAATCAACACTATGATAAATGCACCTCATCCTAAGAAGGTGTTTTGTGATATGCGTTACTCTGCTCCGTTTAGATGGCAATCGAATGAGGCCGATAATTTCACTAAAGCGGTTTATGAGCGATATCCTATTTTGGAAAAGCTCCAAGGGTCGGGTGTCGGATTAAAGCTACAGAAACTTGAAGGCGACATTGCGCTAGAAATTATGAAGCATTCATTGTATAATAAGACTGTTGCTTTACCAATTCATGATTCGTTTATCGTCAAGAAATCAGAGGAATCAAAATTCTTGGTTCTAATGGAAGAAATATGGGATAAAGTGGTTGTCTCTACAAAAAACAGCGATTTTTGTGGCGTGTAACCTATTGATTTTAAAGGGTTTTTTGGCATGGTTTTTCTAAAACATGCTTAAAAATGTGGTATTTTAGCATTCCGACACAATGTAACAAGTAAGGATAAATTATGCAAATTTCAAGTATGTTTTTAAGAAACGTCACCTGTATCGACCATGCCTATATTGACCAGGCTGGTAAGATTACAGGCGGTTCGTTTCATCAAGAAATTATTGTCAAGGGTTCTGTTGACGAATTGGAACAGGTCGTGGTTGATTTCTCAGCTGTCAAAAAGCAAATCAAACAAATCATTGATGACAAAGAAAACGGATTTGACCACAAACTTCTTATCATAGAAAACTTCTCAAACTGTTCGGTGTCGAAAATTTCAGATACCGAGTATGAGATTAAGACGCCTTTCTATCGTTTGTCGGTTCCAATGAACGCTATCAAATTTGTTAAGTATAGTCCTTCATCAGAACAATACTACAATATGAAGTCTTTACGTTCAATTATTGAAGATGCAATGCGTGATGAATTGGAAGTGGGGTTAAACAACTACAATCAGAATACTGATATTTGCGTGGATTTGAAGTTGACCCAAGAAATCTTCGGCAAAGACCCAAAAACGTTTACCTATTTTCACGGTCTAAAGCATTCCACATCTTGGGGTTGTAATAACATCGCTCACGGTCATACTTCATTCGTAGAAGTTTATGATGATACGGGAACTCGTCTAGCTGATATGGAACGCCTTGTATCTTGGTATCTTGACAATTCAATGCTTGCATTCAAAGATAATTTTGTAGCAGAAAATGTCATTCAGTACACCACACCTCGAGGATTGTTTGTCCTAGAATTTCAAAAGGGTGTTAACGTCATTGTCATGGATCAAGAAACTACTATTGAGAATATTGTCGAGCACGTTTGTCATTTGTTTAAACAAGTTTTCCAGTTTCATGCAGTTGAGCGTATTTTCATCTCTGAAGGTTTGCAAAAAGGCGCACTAAAAGTTATTTCAGAGCCATAAATATCATTATAAAGTGATCCTTATGTGGATTGTTCCCAACACCTATAACGAAAATAACAAAAATGACTCCTGAAATTTGGCAAGCCGCAATATGGGTTACCTTGGTCCTAGTATTCTTCTCGGTTGTTTTGCAACTACTCACAAAACGCTCAGACCATAATACGGTGGAGAAAATCCTAGATCATAATAAATCTTTATCAGAAAATATTATGAAATTGCATCAACAGATTATGGATTTAAATAAAGATTTGGTTAATCTATCAAACGAAAATAAAGTTCTCAGCGGCGAGATAACTAAATTAAACAGCAGAGTAGATAATCTACAAAAACAAGTCTCAAAATGAAATACTACGTATTGACTAAAAATGGGAATCAGATTGTTGGTATTACTAGACAATCGCCTTACAATTTATCTTTTGCGGGCGAATGCTCTATTCATGAGATGGATGGGCCTATTCCCGACCTTAATCAATATGAATGGGATTTTGAAGCAGATGATTTTATTAGATTAGGTACTATCTACACTAAACGAGAGTTTCTATCTAAATTTACATTTGAAGAAAGAGCAGCGATTAGATCTTCTGATAACATTTTAGTATTAGATTTAATGGATATGTTAGAACTGGCTGATTATATATCTGTAGAAGACCCGGAGACAATTCAGGGAATTAACTTCCTTGCTTATGTTGGATTAATCGCGGCACCAAGAATAACGGAGATACTATCTTAAAATGGTTGCAGCAGTATATACAACAGACTTAGTAACAATTACCCCCGCTGATACTACTACAGGGTTTTCTGAACCAACTAGTTCTACGGCAGGTGGTTTACCTGCATTAGAAGCTGATTATTTTATTCAGGGTACAAACTGTGTATCTAAAACATTCAATGCCACAGGTATCGGTGGTTTAGCATATACGGGTACGGCTGTAACTATCCCTACTGATGGTGCAGCTTATGCGTGGACATATTTTGCGGCTCCTAATGCGTTATCATCAAAAGCAACAGGCGGCGCCCAAATTTTAATAGGTTCAAGTGCTGCGGCGTATTATCGTTATTATGTTTCTGGTAGTGACACATACACCTACGGCGGGGGGGTTAATTATCCTGTCAACCCTACAGTAACCCCTTCAGCAACTGTGGGTTCACCAACGGCAACTAGAGCTACTTTCGGATTCGCTGCAAACGTAGCAAATGCTATTGCTAAAGGAAACCCATTTGCAATTGATGCTATTAGATATGGTCGAGGAACTGTTCAGGTCGTGAACGGTGATTTAGCTAACGGATACGGAAACTTTTTATCTGCAGCTACAGAAAATGACTTGATTGCCAATAGATGGGGCATTTTGTCATTCGTTGACGGAGGATATAAATTCCAGGGTCATTTATTGATGGGAACCGCCGGAACCGCTGTAGACTTTAGAGATTCCAATAAAAACATCACGATTCAAAATACTGAATTCGTAACGGCAAACTTTAACCTATTTGAAGTCAGAAATGCTGCAAGTAATGTTCTTTGGACTAACATTGCTATTTTATCTTTAAGTACTGTTTCTAGAGGAAACTTTTTAGTCACAAATAATGCTACAGTGTTATTAGATGGTTGTACCTTTACGGATATGGGGACGTTTTCGTTCTTGTCAAACACTACAGCTTTAGATACAACTTTTAGACGCTGTTCAACGATTACTCACGGTAACGCTACAATAAGCCAATGTTTGATTACTAGGTCTGTTGCGGCTATTGCGTTGACAACAACTAACCCTAGCACGATTCAAGATTGCGAATTCATCAGTGCGGGTACGGGTCATGCTATTGAAATAACTGTACCTGGTACATATACTTTTAGCGGTAATGTGTTTTCAGGATACGGTGCAATTGGCACTACCAATGCCGCCATTTATAACAACTCTGGCGGCTTGGTTACATTGAATGTATCAGGCGGCGGAACCGTTCCAACTTATAGAAACGGTACGGGGGCTTCTACCGTTGTAAATGCTGCTTCTAATTTGACGTTGACAGGATTGAAAGCTGATTCAGAAGTAAGAGCATATTTGGGTACAGATCCAGCTACCGCTACTGAATTGGCTGGTACCGAGAGTTCAACTACAACTTTTACATTCTCTCATTCTGTTGCAGGTCTAAGCGGATATCTTCAGATTTTTCATGTTGATTATCAGCCTGTCATTATTCCATTGGTTTATAGTGGAACGGATTCTTCTATCCCAGTGCAACAGGTAGGTGATAGACAATATCTACGTGGTTCCGTGTTTATACCTAATTGATAAATATAGAATGACAGAATTTCAGATTACTAATATCACAAACGAAGGACAATAAAAATGACAGCATACGCAGGATTACCTATCATTGACCCAGATGAGCTGGGGTATCAGGTAGATGTGACATTCGCTTCAGCTACCGAAGAAATCGTAATTAATACGACAGCAAAAACTATCGCTTTAAAGGTTGGTGGAAATCTTACAACCGATGGCGCAACAATTAAAGCGGTTTACTCTAAACTAAAAGATGCATGGCGTTCAAGCTCTGTTCTAATTAAGTTTCCATTCGCAATGGGACCAATTACGGACGAGCAGTTTGAATTGGTTAACGGGTGGAACTGGGATAAAGTTGAAACTTCTGGTGCAGCTACACAATCGACCGTTGAATTGTTAAGAACAGGTGGATGGTCAGTTGTTAATACTTCTGGTAGCGTTACAGAACAATGGTCTGGCATGGTTACCTTGGGTTCATTAGGATCAACAGACCAGGTTTACTTCCAACAAGTTGACGCAGATGAGGCATCTGTTAACATCAAATTGACTGGCCCTGTTAATCAGGCTATTCAAGTTCTAAGCGATCCTAACGGCGACGGCAACTATGCAGATGGTTTCGACAAGAGAAGCTACTTCAAGATTTTCGTGCGTGAATGGCAAAAGACTTATGCGTTATCAGAGATTGGTGATATCGGGGTTAGCCAACTAACTTACCAAGCTTATCGTTTCCCTCTTACTAACGGTGCAGACATCAAGGTTACAAAAACCGAGATTCAAATTGACGCTAATGCAGATGGAATCCCAGATGTAGGCGTCTATGCCAATATCAACGTGACATATCTACGTGATGCTAATGACGGTTTCTACAATGTTATCGGTGACTTTGCTTCCGCTACTGTTTATGCAGTAGGCGACGTTGTAAAGGATACGGGTAATAGCCGTTGGTACAAGTGTATTTTAGGATATACTTCAACTGCTACATTGCCTTCAGCTAATGCGACAAATTGGGCAGCATATGAAGGTGAGCGTTTGATTGGTATTAACTACTACCCATATACTGTTATCATTGATGCAGATACAACTGCAGGTGCAACAGTTTCAGGTGCGGCTCGTACTGTTGAAATTTATGAAGCTATTCAATATTTGTTACGTCAGAATATTGACATTGACCAAGACGCAACAGGTGCAGTAACAGGTAAAACCGCTAACTCTCTATTAAGATTCGTTGGTGATACTTTGGTTACTTCTGCAGGTGTTTACATTGATTCATTCAACACTCAAGATACTAACAGTATCACGATGACTGATGCGTTAAGCGTTGCACATAACTTCCCATACGTTGCGGCTCTAACCGTTAACTTTGGTGATAACTTGCAAAATGACCAGTACAGCAAATATTGGGTGTTCTTTACAAATGCTAACAGCAACTTGTTCGGAACTACTAATGCTATTATCGTTCAAGACAATGATGATATTGAGATGACTGGTGACGTTAACCCAGCTTGGCCTACTAAGCGCGTTTCAACTTCACATAGCTTCGATTACGACAACAATATCCAAGGTGGTAGAACAGGTGGAACTGATGCGGCAATTACGGTTGTTGGTATCGGTCTTTCAACTGGACAGTACGTTATCGCAACTGGAAATATTGCAAGATCAACTGCGAACTCTGTTTCATTGGTTGCGGCGTTGGAAAGAAACTATTCAGAAGGTACTGTTACCCCTTAACAACTTTTGAATTTTATGTTATAATTGACGGTGTTTGGGTTGTATAAATATCCCAAACACCGTCATTCTTGTTTATGGAGCAATTAAAAATGTATAAGAGAAGTGAATTGAGACATTCGTGTTTCAGGGCCAAAAAAGGAACTGCAACCGAAGAAAATAAAAAAGTTTTGGAGAGCATTGAACCTTTGCTAAAAGTTGGTCAAACGTTTAAGAACTTTTCTGATGTTTGGGATATCCTAATCGATCCAAAGGGTAAAATCGTTATCATCAAGCCAGAGGTGAATTATGATTACATTCATTCAACCTGCATCGAGGCTTCCTTGTACAAAAAGCAAGGTATAGATTTTGATTCATTTGATGATAGACAAATGAACATAATTACTATTGTAGAGTCACAAATGCTAGAGGGTGTAACCTCGTGGGAAAACTATAATCGGATTTGGGGTGTTGAGGTTGACAAAGTGTTGAAGTTTATTAAGACTAAGGTATTCAAGGCAACCCAGCTGCAAATTGAAGTGACCGAAGAAATGATTAATGCTTCAATGAAAGAGGAAGTGCCTGTTCAAGTGGAAGAAACCCCTGTTCAATTGTCGGCTGAATTAATGTCTCAAGAAACTAAAAATGCGTTTGAGGAATTTTTAGCTAAGAAATATAAAAAGGAATAATTAAATGTCTTACGTAAGAGTACCGCCTGATAGTACGGGCAAAAAAGTTTATACTAAAGAACAGGTAGTTGGTTTAGAAACCGTACAAGCACAGGTTGTTCATCTTGCGGATTCTGAATTCCCTGAAAACCTTCAAGCTATTGATGTACGAGGTTCGGCTTCTGTTCGTTTTGCAGAAGGTCAACCTATTATGGCGGGCTTTGGTTCTTTGAAAGTTTCACAGCAAAGAGCACTAGGTGTATATGAATCATCTCAAGATTCATATGATGATTTGTTCTTAATCGAAACAGCAGTAGGTGCGGAATCAATTTATGAACCAATATCATCAAGCCATGTTTTAAGAACTACTGGGTCTGCGGGTTCAAAAGTTATGAGAATGACAAAGCGCTATCATTATTATTTGCCTGGGACAAGTAATTATATCAACATGACCAATGCGTGTAGCGACTTGGGTAAAGTTGGTAACATTCGCCGTTGGGGTGCTTTTGATGATAATGACGGTTTGTTTTTTGAATTGAACGGAACAGAATTAAATGTTGTTATTCGTAGTTCGGTTACTGGTTCTGTTGTAGAATCAAAAGTAGCTAGAGCAAATTGGAATAACGATCTAGCCGATGGAAATGGGCTTTCTAATTATGTTCTAGATATAACCAAGGTTAATATCTGGTGGATGGATTATCAGTGGCTAGGTGCGGGTCGTGTTCGTTTTGGTTTAGTTGAACCCGATGGTTCTCGTTTGACATTACACACCTTCAAAAATGCAGGTCAATTACCTTTACCTTATATGCGTACAGGTACATTGCCTCTAAGAACAGAAAACGAAAATATAGCAAATACTGGTTCTGGTAGTGAATTGCGAGAGCTTTGCATGGCTATGTACACTGAAGGTGATTTTGAGGATTATACCTTTTGGCGTCTATCTGATATGGAAGTTAGCAACGTGACGGTTTCGGGTGTTAATCAACATGTTTTATCTGTTAGATCAAAGCCTACGATTAACGGTAAGCACAATGCTATTCAAGCATATCCCGAGACATTGAATGTATATACTACCCAGCCAGTTTCGTTGACAATTTGGCAAAATGTAGTACTTACAGGCGAATCATGGGACTTAATCTCTGAAGGTTCTCTTGAAGGTAATTTCTCTGGAACAATGGATACGTCTACCGCTTTGAAATTTACTACAATTTATTTTGATGCGGGTGTTACTCGATTTGATATTTCTAAAATGTTTGAAATCAATGATGAAGGTATTATGGCTATCCCGAATGGAACATCTGAGGTATGGGGCTTTTCAGTAAGTAACCTAAGCTTGACAGATGCCACATTCTCATTAAGCATGGCTCACAAAGAACTTTGGTAATATAGAATGCTTTTAAGTTTACATCCTAATTGGTGGGAAGATTGGTCGCTATATCATAAGGTGACATTCGACGGAGTTAACAAGAAGATAATTGTTAATGAAGGCGAATCCTTCCTTCGCGTCAAAGAGGATGTCTATTCTTCTTGGAAGGAATGGGTTAAGCTAAGAGATAATGCCAAGTTTCTACCAGCGTTTAGAAGTGTAGGTGGTGACCCGTTAGGTAATAATTTGTATGCAGGTGACATTTATTTCTTGATTAACGAATGGCAAATTATCGTTTATCAGAATGTGGAATTTCAGGGCGTTATCTATCAGGATGATTCGTTGTTACCCTTCATCATTGTTCCGGGTGCAGGTGTAAGATCAACTGTATCTAACTTGGTTCAAACAAGCGCACCTATCATCAATGTAACATCTGAAGATATTCCTGAAATCGGAACTATTCAAACGGATATTGAAAACATCAAAGCTGAATTGTTGTTAATCAAAACGGGCGTTGCTGAATTACCTACAGAGACAGAAATCAAGGACAGTGTTTGGAATGCCATCATGGCTAATTACACTACACCTGGAACGTTTGGATATTTTATTCAGAAGAAGTTGCTAACCGTTGCAAAATTCATAGGCTTGAAATAAATGAGCACGATAATTGTAGATGAATCCCAGGTTCAATTAGTAGAGTCAAATACTCCACCCGAAGTAATTATTCTTACGGGTGAGGTTCTAACAAGCGTTGTTCAGACAACGGTTCAAGAAATTGTTGTTACTGAGCAAGAAGCCGAAGCGGTAATTATTGAAATCGACGGTCGAGAGGTTGTCGTAACCCAAGAAGACCCTGTAGTCAATTTGCTAACAGTTGGAACCCAAGGCCCTCAAGGAATACAAGGGGTTCAGGGAATTCAAGGTCCACCTGGAATAATGGAAGAAGATATGCCTTACGCAAAAAAAGTAGATTTTATAGGTGACGTTATTTTTACGGGTAAAGCCGCAGTTGGTTCTTTAGGAACGGATGACGTTTGGCAAATATCTAAAACGGAATTTGCGTCTGATGATGATATAGAAGTGACCTGGGCAAATGGCACCGCAGCTTTTGATAAAGTTTGGGACGATAGAAATACATACACATACGAATAGGGTAAAGAATGAAACCAGCAGCACTTGACTTGACAATCTATCAAGGTACGACATATAATAAGTCTTTTCAATGGAAGACGGGGACTCCTGCTTTGCCTGTTGATTTGACAGGATGCACCGCTAGGATGCATATTAGAAAACAACTGAAAGATGTGGAACCAGTTCTTCAATTGACAACAGAAAACGATAGAATTGTTCTTACGCTTCCACTTGAAGGAAAGTTTGAAATTAGGTTAACCGCAGCAGAAACCGCCTTGTTGACGTTCACCCAAGCTGTTTATGACTTTGAAATCGTCTACCCTAACGGCGAACCAGTGTACCGCTTATTTGAAGGATCTGTGGAAGTTTTACCAGAAGTAACTCGTTAAAAAGTTGAACAGGGGAGCCTGTTCTGTGTTATAATGATTTTTTATTATGAAAGGTGATTACATTATGAATTTTGATCCTACCCAACTCTTGTGGGTTGAAAAGTATCGTCCGTCCACACTTGATGACAGTATTCTTCCTGAGCGCGTCAAAAAGACATTCCGAGGGTTTATCAAAGACGGTGAATTCCCTTCATTGCTCTTATCTGGCTCTGCTGGTATCGGTAAAACGACAATTGCCAAAGCACTTTGTCAGGAACTCCAATTAGACTGGATTCTTATCAATGCATCAAGCGAACGAGGTATTGATGTTTTGCGTAATCAAATCACCCAATTCGCCTCAAGCGTTTCGTTCGGTGACGGCAAGGTCAAATGTATCATCCTTGATGAATTCGACCAAGCTACACCTTATTTGCAAACAGCTATGAGAGCTGCAATTGAAGACTTCTCCAAGACATGTCGCTTCATTTTCACCTGCAATTATCCTAACAAAATTATTGACCCTATTCACTCACGTTGTAGCAACATTTCGCTTGCGCTTGAAGGTGATGAAAAGCAAGAGATGGCTGTAGCTTTCCTTAAACGGATGGAACTTCTTCTTAAAAATGAAAAAGTTGATTATGAGCGTAAAGCCGTAGCAACACTTATTCAGAAGCATTTCCCTGACTTCCGTAGGGTTATCAATGAACTCCAACGAGCTGCAAAGTCTGGCGGAAAGATTGACGTTGAATTGATGACAAACGTAGGCGATGACGTTAACATCACCAAGCTGACAAAATATCTCAAAGAGAAAGACTTCACGGCAATGCGCCAATGGGTTGCTCAGAATTCAGGCAATGACGTTAATCTCTTGTTCCGTAAGATTTATGACAACGTTGTAAATATTCTTCAGCCTGCTTGTATCCCTGAATCAATTATACTTATTGCCCAATATCAATATAAAGGCATGAATTGTCTTGACCCTGAGATTAATATGGTTGCATTTTGTATTGAGATGATGGCGTTGGAGTACAAATAAAATGATTGAGTTCGACCTATTCAGAGAATGGTTGCCTAGTATTACGACAAAGACTGCCTATTTGTTTGAGAAGGGTAAGGAAGATAGGATTGAACCTAAATATCCCTCATTCATGATTAATAGGGCATTATCTCAGTATAGTGATACGGCGTTATTTGCAAACGAATGTAATCTAATGTCTACAGTAGATCCTAAATTACAATATGATTTTCTATATAATATCGTGCCTAGTAAGAAGAGATTCTCAAAATGGGCAAAGAAAAAAGAGAACGATGAATCAATAAATATCTTGGTCGAAACATATAAAATTTCTGTCAAAAAGGCATTAGAGATATATGACTTGTTTACTGAGGACGACATTGAAAAATTAAAATCATATTTGTATAAAGGTGGTAAGAATGAAAGAAAATCTTAGTTTTAGTGATGCATTGTCATTATTGAAAAAAAATAAAAAAGTTGCTCGTGCTGGTTGGAATGGTAAAGATATGTTTATCTTTCTAGTCCCTGGTTCTACGTTCAATGTATCTCGTCCTCCGCTAATGGGTATCTATCCCGAAGGCACGGAGATTCAATATCACCCTCATATTGATATGAAAACTGCTCAAGGTTATGTTGTTCCTTGGCTAGCTTCTCAAACCGATGTACTAGCAGAAGATTGGGTAGAACTTGAATGAACGACGCCGAAACAATTCTAGCGGAGATGATTGAAGTAGATTTACCCACAGATGATTCGTTTCTAATTATTAAAGAAACTTTGACCCGAATAGGTGTTCCTTCAATTCAAACCAAAACATTATCTCAAAGCTGTCATATTTTACATAAACGAGGTAAGTACTACATTACACATTTTAAATTGCTATTTGAATTAGATGGGAAAACTTCTAACTTTGATGAACAAGATAGATGTAGAATGAATACCATTGCATCATTATTAGATTCATGGGGACTATTAAAAATCCGAAACAAAGAATCTCTCAAGGATTTTGTGCATATCAAGACTTTAAAGATTATCCCTTCAAGCGAGAAATCTAAATGGAATTTGGTAGCAAAGCATAGAATCGGGACATAAGATTTTAGAATGGGGTTTGATTGTTTACGGTCAACCCCATTCTAGTTTTAAATAAATAAAAGAATAGCACACGGAGTTAAATTGCACAATATGAACCAGATTACAGAAAACACCCTTTATACAAACGACACTGAAAAAGCCGCACTCATTGCCGATAAAGAGAAGGTAGCCAGCGCATTCTTTATTAACTTCTTAGGGACATTAGGATTATTTTCAATCTCTAGTACCCGAGGGATTATGAAAACCTATTTCGCTGATGATGGTAAATTGCAATTAGTAAACATCGGCGATGCTAATAAGGATACTTCTTTAGCCACTAAGCTATATAGCGACATTGGTGGATTGAAGCCAGATACCGCAAACAAAATTACTCGTCTATTGTTCAAACTAAAATCTAGAACAATTACTTCTAAGAATTTTGATGAAGTTGTGGTGCGTGAATTAGTTAAAGAAATTCAATTCATCGCACATAGACCACACCCTGCAATCTTAAATGTTGTTAAGCAATTTGAATCTGGTACTGCATCATTGAAGCAGGTATCTAAAGCATTCTTCTTGTTAATCAAATCTCGTAAGAAAGACTTCGAGGCAATCTCAAGAGAGTTCTACGGCATTGCTCGTCAATATCAATTATACCTAAAAGATATTCCCGATATTGGTTCTGTTGTAACCGCTGCTATTTCAACGACAACGGCACAAAATGCTGTTCCTCATGCAGCAGGGTTGGGTGGGGCGACAACAGGAGTTTCTAAGGTTGTAAATCAAAAACCAAAAGCAACTACTATTCAAACGGTTGCTAAACCTGCTCCTATTTCAGATACCGACTTCTATCTATTATTATGGAAAGCAACCTCGAATAAAGAAATTACTAAGTTACTAAAGGAAAGAGGAATTGACCAAGTATCATCTAGTCTTTTACAAGATGTGATGGGTTATTTAATGCCTCATTCTAATGCAGGTACTCCTTCAGATACTACTACAATGGTATTATCTCTAATGCCCTCATTACCTGACTTTGATAAAGGCTTCGGTGGTATTATTAAGAATACCCAATGGAATGTAAACTATCAAGCGTGCCTATTATACAAATGCGCTGAATCTAGTACCTTTGAAGACCTTGAAAAGAATATGGCATTCTCTAGAATGCAATTGCGTAAACTATTCCAAATGTATGGTAGTTTCTCAATTAACGGTAAGACTACTAGTGCATTGAAATCTAAGATTATTAATAAGTATCGAGATCATTTTCAATCTAAAATTGCGGCTGCTCAGGGTTCAGATGATGTTGGTGTAATGATTACAGAAGCAAGTCAGAAGATTATTGCTGTAGCCAAGGATTATTTTAAAGACAATTACGGATATACAAATGATAATCGTATTATCGGATTCGTAGATTCTCCGTTGTCGTCTGAAGAACGAGTAAAGATTCTTATTGCTTATATTGTAGCTAAGATGGCAGGATTCGGTGATGCGATTACATTACTAATAAAAGAACTAAAGTTCTCAAATATTGCTTTTACTTCTATATCTACAGACCCGTATGATCCGAAGTATAATATCCCTGTCTACGATAAGTTATTTCCTAACTCCAAACAAATTATTGACGCCTGGACTAAAGATGGTTCTATGGCTAAATTGACATTCGGTGAATTTGATACCTATGCTAATATCCTTAAAGGATTAGGTCAGGTTCATTTAAGAGATTCATTGAACACATATGATGGGTTTATTCCTGCTGATATTACTCCTGGTGAAATTGCCAAGAATCTATTAGCCAAGATGGATATTCAAAACTACACTGATGAAATGTACTACAGAATGTTTAATGCATTAGGTGGTAATGTCGGAAAAACATCTACAGGTTGGTCGGGAACTAATAATAGAGCATTAAAGGTTGTTAGGTTGATTCACTTAGAATTGGCTAAGATGTATACTGATGATGTTAAATCTGGTAAATTTGAAATCGACAAAATTCCTGATACTAACAGATTCGTTGATTCATTTTATTCGGCTATTAGAGATGAATTTAAAAAGCCAGGTGAATATGAACAAGAAAACTGGGATGCAAATACTGCTCTAGTTAAGGCTATTTTTGAGAAGGATGAGAAACTAAGAATCAGTTTAATGGATAAATGTATTTCCTACGGTTCTGATTTTAATAAAGTATTGTTGGCGGTTAGCTGGTCACTCGAACAAGGTATTAGATACATTCTAGATAAGACTAGAATGAGTGGAGGATTCAATTCATTTGAAATCGGTGTATTAAGTTCTGCAGCGGCAGGGCCTTATTTGAAACCTCAGGATTATGAAAATCTAGCTAGAATGATGAATATTGCATCGTTTGTAACTATTTGCAAGAATCATAATGTTGACGCTTTCAAACATGTCCCTTATGATTTAATTCTAAAACATGTTAAAGATACTTTGGCTGATAGATATGGAGATATTACAAGATCAGAAATGATTACAGTTATCTTCAACAAGCTAACAGATAAAGATAAGGAAGCTGTTCTAGGTGACGTTAAAGATAAATTGTTCTCAAATAGAAACATGTATTATAGACACTCGGCTGTAACTCGTGCATACAATACGGGCAAGGCTAAAATTATTGAACACCTAGCAGGAACTGATTATCTTAAGAAAATCATCGAGGAAGCACCTGTAGAAGATAGATTCGGATTGTTTAGTTTAAATACTAAGGAATTCTTTAGATTGTCTTCTATTGATAGAATCAATGAACAATTACACGCTTTACCTCAAAATGTAGGTGTTACATCTGATATTGATAAGGATGAATTACTAGCAGCAGTATTAAGCAGAAAAGATATCCTTGATGTTGAATCTGTTAAAAACGTTGTAGGTTCATTAGCAAACTATAATAAGAATTCAAAGCCTGCAGTAAGACGAGCACATGAGCATCGTTATTATAAAGCGATTGAAATGCTTTCAGCCTTTAATAAGGATGCAGCAGACCAATTGTTTAGACAAATGCCGTTAGTTGAAAGACGTCAATTAGTAGGTTATTTGGTTGAAGAACGTTTCTTAGAAGATTCTCTTGCAGATGTTCAAGGTGATAATGTTCTAATTAAACCGTTGATTTCTGTTACAGAGCAGCGTTTAGTTCAGATTCTAAAGTATAACGATATTCAAACACCTCGTAGACCGATTGTTAAGGATAATGTTGATTTGAGCACTGTAATGGGACAAAACCTTAAGGTTCCTCCTGTTAAAGACCTACACGTTACTCTAGATGATTTAGATACAGAAAAGTTAGAAAGATTATCTGTAGAGTATGATGCGTTCAACAAATATGCTCACGGTGAACTAGCATTGAGAATTGTTAAATCATTTGACGTTAATGTTCCTATCCAAGAAGAAGGATATAAGAAGTGGATTGATAAAATGAATAATGAAGGGACTGACCCTAACATTATGAAACCAATTTTCCACGGAACTGGTTCTATTGGTGCTTGTATGATTTTGAGATATGGTTTCAAAGTTATTAAGGCGAACGATGCTTCGGTTGTTGGTCGTATGTTAGGTGACGGTATTTACTTCTCAAACGTTCTAGATAAGGTTGCCCAATATGTCGGTGACGAAGGTTTCAGTCGTAGATTCGGAACCCAAGGATTTATCTTTGAGATGGAAGGTTCTCTAGGTAAACATCGTAGAGATTATCGTTGCGCTGGAACTGGTAAGCGTGAAGATGAGCGTAGTACTGTTTCTCCAGAATGGGCCGTGTTTAATCCTAATGAACAATTAAGAATCTACAAGGCTTATCACGTTGAATTAATTAGCAAATCGGCAATGACCGCTCTAAAAGCTAAGCATTTGACACCAAACGAATCAACTGCAGTGCAGATTAAAGGATTCAAACAATTTATTAATGAAGGCTCAGCAGATATGACACATTGTATTACCTATATTTTCATGGACGGTGACATTCCCGTTAGTGAGCAACAAGCTGTTGACTTTAAGGAATTTACCGCAGCGAAATTCGGAAAAGATGTAAAACTTGACTGGACAGGTAGCGGCCCTTCTGTTATGATATACAACTCCAAGGAGTCAAAGACATACGTTGTTCGATATACACATGAGTTCATGGAAAATCGACACGGCGAATTTGACGAGTATTTAAAGTTGATGAAAATCAAAAAGTAAGAACAAAGGGGCTAGACAAGGCCCCTTTTTCATTGTATAATGTAATTTTGTAAAATCATAATCTGAGGCGTTAATGTCATTTTATACACATTTCCATAATCGTGGTGGCTCTATCCTTTTGCGTTGGATTGATGATAACGGACGCAGGCGAACAACTGCCGTTAAAGAATTTGCACCTACGCTATATCTAAAAACAAACGAAGAAACAGAATTCACTACCCTTGAAGGCAGTTACCTTAAACCCGTTCAGACTGAATCGGTTAAAGATGCAAAGCGATTCATTGAACAATATTCCGATGTTGACGGATTTGAAGCATACGGCAACACCAATTGGGATTACTCTTACATCAACCAACGTTGGCAAGGTGATACCAAATATGATGAATCCCAAATCCTTGTCTACTTTATTGACATTGAGACACAGGTGTCAGGTGAATTTCCAGACCCCAATCTAGCCAAAGAACCGATTAACGTTATCTCGATTTTTGACGGTGAAAAGTTTCATGTCTGGGCTTTTCAGGATTCCAAACCCACAATGAAACATCCCTTCCCAGTAGAACGTAAAGTGTTCTCTGATGAAGATTCGATGCTTCGCAATTTCCTTGCATTCTGGTCAGGTAATTATCCTGATGTTTTGACTGGATGGAATACCGAGGGGTTTGACGTTGTTTATCTAATCAATCGTATCAGGCAGCGCCTTGGTGAGGATAAGATGAAAACGTTGTCACCTGTGGGATATATCCGAGAGTACAATGTTGATGCCAAGCGCACATCGTTTGAGATCAAAGGCATTGAGCATCTGGATTATATGCAGCTCTTTAAGAAATACATGCCTGGTGAGCGTGACTTCTCATTGGATGCGGTTTGTGAGGATTTCCTTGGTGAACAGAAACTAGAGAACCCTTATTCAACATTCAGAGAGTTCTATGAAAAGTCTTGGGATACGTTTGTCGATTACAACATCCACGACGTCTCATTGGTGTTCAAGTTGGAGCAAAAGTTAAAACTTCTCAGCTTGACCTATTCAATCGCTTATTTGGTTAAGATGAAT